AGGACACTTTGTGGATCTCAATGGGGACTTTTACATTGATGTTTTCAGCTGTAAACCTTACGAAACTGATACGGTTATAAAAACAATAGACAAATATTTCAAGCCCGAAACCATCACTGTAAAATACATAGAGCGCGGATAAATGATCAAAACGGCAATACATATCGGAGTGTTTGAAGACAGCGACATTTGGATGCGTGAGGCTAAAAAACTGGGCTACAGGATCATAGCCACCCATCCTATGGATATAAAAAACAAACACTACTACGATAAGGTTGCTCCTTACATAGATGTTTTTTATGAGGTTGATTATATGGATACCGATAGACTTGTGTCCATAGCCAAAGAACACTCTGTAGAACTTAATATTATCCATCCTTGCACAAACGACGCCAGCTATGCAATAGGGGAGGTGAATAGTGCATTAGGTTTGAAAGGCATAACCGAATCAGTTGCGGAAAAAGCCGCAAGCAAACAAGGATGGCACGACTTTTTAGCGGAGCATGATTTTCCACGAGCCAGTTGGTGCCATAGATACGACGATATACAAGATCCGCATACCTTAGAATATCCTTGTATAGTGAAACCTAACTACGGTGCTGGCAGCCAAGGCGTTAAGAAAATATATTCCGCGGATGAGCTTGTAGAATTTATGACTACCCAAGAGTATGATAACGGATATCATTTAGGTAAAAAATATGATTACTATCTTGTGCAAGAATATACTCGGGCAAAATGGCTTGTTGGGTGTAACAGTGCAGTGAAAGATGGAGAGCTTATAGTATTCGCACACTATGCCAAAGATTTGCACAGCCTTAGCGAACAGCAACGACAGCCTTATTTTTACTATGAGGATGGTGTATACCCTACTGATGAAACTTGTTTTATGAGCAAGAAAAATTTAGAGATGATGCAAAATTTAGTAAACAGATTAGGAGTCGATAACACTGCAATAAGGTTTGATTTGTTCCTTGATGCAAATTACGATATTGTAAGCTTTGTGGAACTAAATTTAAGACCGGGGAGCAGCCATAGTGCAAGTTGCTTTCATGAAATATTAGGATACAATACTACGGAACAGTTAATAAAATTAAACACAGGACATAATGTAGCATTCAAACGCCAATATAATACACGCTGGAAATATATGTATACTAAGAATTTTAGATTTAAACCAGGACGAATCCGCAGTATCAAATGGCCCGAACAGGACGAACATGTTCATTATTTTTCAAGCAGATTGCAACCGGGTAGTGTCATACCGCCGGTATGGAATGTATCTACGGCCGGATTGTGTGGCGAGCTTTTGCTGTTAGGAGAAACCAAGGAACAACTGTTTCAGAAGCTAGACGAATTTACACGAGCAATTGAAATAGAGTATTATTAGGCATACAGTGGAATATATCTTGTATTTCCATTTACGGTAATTTCTAACCATTCATTTACATTAGGTAGATCGCCTGCACCGACGCTAGGAGTATTTCCTGTCTGACCAATCACATCTACATTGGCTGACATCAACGAACCGCTTGTTCCATCTAAGATCATCGTGCTAGAATCAGTGAAAAGCGAACCGGTTAAATCACCGTCGAAAGTAGAAGCGGTCACTGATCCGGTTATAACCGCATTTCCAGTTATATCAAGTGCTTCTGTAGGAGCGTATGTTCCATAGCCTATACCTGTTGAAGTAATTGTGGTTGTTCCGGCTTGAGGAAAATTAGCTGATCCTGTAGGGTCATGTGTAAGGAAGAAACCTAAGTCTCCGCCTACAAGTCTAGCACTTTCTCTGTCTCCTTGTGTAGGAGACGATCCTGTAAAAATTAATGCCCCATACGAAACTCCTACAATACCATCAGTCTGTCTGTTAAGCTCCAAGCTGACCCTGTTTTGATCATTTATGAATTTCATCTGGCCTGTAAAATTGTCTGCTTGAATTGAGCTAGCAAAAATTGAAGCTGTAGTTCCGTCTACCATTAATGAACTGTCGTCTGCAAATACAGAACCGACTAAATCACCAGTTATACCTGCTCTGCAATCTAATTCTCCGTTAAACTGAACTTGATTTGTAAAGGTTGCGGTAGTCCCGTCAAATCCATTATCAAAGATTAATGTTCCGTTTTCTGAAAAAATTTGTCCAGTTAAATCCCCAGTAACATCACCAGTCAAATCTCCGAAAATTTCACCTGTAATACCGTCAATTATTTTTGCAGAGTTATCTGCAAACACAGAACCAGTCAGATCGCCATCGAAACTACCTGTAAATTTTCCTGTGCCCGAATTAAACGCTATTACACTGTCGTCTCCTAGCAAATTACTGTTAATTGTTTCTGCAGATAATTCTCCATCAACAAAAAGGCTATGTGCGTATATGTTGCCCCATCTTTTACTCATACTACCTAAATTATATGCTGAATCAGAAGTAGGAGTAAGATTAGACCCAATCTGACCACCTACAATAACATTGTCTTCAACACCGTCACCTAAATTTATGTTTCCAGTTGCTGTTATAGTTCCAGTAATATTAATATTACCAGAGCCTATGATGTTGTTACCATTTAAATCTAAATTTCCGCCCAACTGCGGAGTAGTGTCTTCAACTATATTTTCTAACGGTGTTAAAAGGGTAGGGCCTACAAGAACACCACCTGAGGTAGTTCCGTCACCTATGTAAAGGCGATTTGTATCTGTGGTGTATAGTGGTTCGCCTGCTTCGGGCGTGATGGTAAGTCGTTCTGCATCTGTACCGCGTCTAAGTCTTAATGCCATTATATGCTCCTGGAAACATTAGTATAATGTATTTATCTTTTGAGGCGACAAGACTATTTTCTCTTTTTAAGGAACCTGTTGGTCCGTTTTTGAATATCTCTTTTGACTTTTTCTATGTCGAGTCGAAAATCAACATTAACTATTTCTTCCTCGTATTCGTTGAATATATCATCTAGAGCAGACTCTAAATCTTCGTCTGCCCCTTCAGATAGAGCTTTGCTGGTATCAATATCCCATACTTTTCCATTTTCAAATGTGACTCGTACAGAGTCTAGGTAATATAAAGGAATTACCTCTATATTTACATCCTTGAAAATTTCAGGCCATTGATCAATCACATCCTGAGGAAGTCTTTTTTTAGACACTTTCTTTAGTGGTCGACTTTTTCTTTGAAGGTGCAAGTTCTTCTGCTTGTTCTCGGAGTTTCTTAGCCTCTTTAAAAAGTCTGTCAGCATCTGATCTATATTTTGCCGCAAGGTCCTCGTCTGATAAGACATCTGTAGTTTCTTGGACTGTAGATGTTAGTGTTTCTTCAGCTAGATCTAAATCAGCATTTACAGGTTCTGACTTAGAATTAGATGCGTTATTGTCTTGTGTCAGTGCAAGATCCTCCAGCGAAACCCCTTTTTGTTCTGCAATAATCCTGTTAAGTTCGTCTAAAGATACCTTTGTTTTTGTATCCGGAATCATTTCAATTTCAGACGTTGCAACTTTGGTCATTTTTCCTGTTGTATGAAATCCAGCTAACATGTTTCTACCATCGGGCAAAGTGTATCTAGCCATGGCTTCTGCAAATTCATAAGCTTCCTGACCTGCTGAACTTTCCACACATCGAATCAGTGCATCATGTTCTTCTGTAGCTAATGTTTCGGTCGGTACCACTACTGCACTTAAAGGATCTCCTGGTACTGTTCTATAAGCCACAACCACCCTTCTCTGATTTGATTTTAATCTTCCCACATGCTTTATAGCCATAGTTATTCTCCTTGTGGCTGTCCTTGTTCAGCAACAGCATTTAAAAATGTTTCTAGTTTTGTGTATGTAGAACCGACTACTGTCATTTCGTTAGGCTTAAACGCACCTCGCTGACTTGCCACATCAATGATTTGTTTAATGGCATTCAAATCCTGCACAGTAAGTTCTGCGGCAGGAGCTTCTTGTCCGCTTTCGGGCGCAGGTACTGTTTCTTCTGTTTTATTCTCTTTTTCGCTCATATGAAATCTCCTCAATATAATGTGCGCATTTTATTTACTAGTATTTTAAAAGTGGACAGGCTAAAGTGAAATAAGATAGTTCTTTTGGTTCTTCAAAGCCTATTTTCAACATGGTATCTACATTGTTTTGGCTGTTAATTTCTACGCATTTACCCACATAAAATCTACCTCTAAGATTTTCAACAACCCATTTTTCTATACTTGATTGTAAATTATATCTCATTGGAATTACAATATACTCAAAGTGTGGAGCAGGGACTTCAAGTTGTCGTATAGCAAAAAAGTTTAAAGGATTAAGCTTTTTGTCTTGCACGGTCTTCTTCATAGTGCGCTGTAATTCCAAAAGGTGCTTGCAAATTCTTATCATGGTGACTGTGTATGATAAAAACTGTGTCGCAGTAGTTTTCATCACCCCAGGAATTCCACGGATAGCCATCTGTAAACATAATAAATTTCTTTGGCTCTATATCGTGTTCTTTCATGTAATTCCAATTACACATGAAGTCTGTCCCACCACCGCCTGTGATTTCGTAATCTACTAAATCGCGTCCGTCGTCAGCGGTAAAATCGTCTTCGCCGCTGACTTCTGTGTCAAAACACCATATCTTAATGTTATAATCCCTGTATTCGTCCATTATACCTTTTATTTCGCTTAAAAAGTCTTTAAGCTGATCGTCCATGATACTACCTGATACATCTAATCCTATTGCTACATCAATTGTTTCGTCAAAATTTTGTCCTGGAAGCACTGCGCCAGTGTGCCAGCCCTTGCGATTAGGCCTTTGAAAAGTAAAATCGTTTTTAATTGTGCTCTGTATTTGTTGCTGTAAAAGTTCTCGCCAGCTCATCTTAGGTTCAGTTAATTCTTTGATCATACGCTGTACTTCACCTGGAACATTTCCTGCGCCAGCTGCCTGGGCGGCATTAATAGTAGCTTCTTTGATCTCGTCGCGAATTTCTTTTAATTCTTCTTTTGTATACTTAGGTCTTTTGTTTTTTCCGCCCTCGGTATCGCTTTCGTCACCTTCTGGATCACTTTCCCAATCCACATGCTCGTCTAAAAGCTCACCCAGTTCTTCCAGAATTTCTTTGCCTTTTTCTTCTGCTTGCTTAAACAAATCGTCATATACTTCTTCTGAAGTCCAACCTTCATATTTGAAGTCCTGGAAACAAGGAATCAGTTTGGGGATTTCGCCAATGCGGTCTCTTACCAATGTGTTGTTTACAATATAATCAGCGGCAATATTGTACAACTGAGGATCTCTATCATCTCGGCGTGCTAGATGATCAAAAACACAATGCATAATTTCGTGTGCAATTACAAACTCAATTTCTTTGTTAGATAGCGCATTAAAAAATTGTGTGTTGTAATACAGATGTCTACCATCTGTGGCAGCCGTAGGACACCAATCATCGCAGTTTTGCACCTTCAGTCTAGTAGCCATATTACCAAAGAACGGATGTCGCAATAACAAACCTATTCTTGCTACAATTACACGATCCTGCACTTCTTTGCGCATAGTCTCTAATGCTTCTTCTGTAATATCCGGATCTGGTTGGAAAGTCTTAGTATCTATGCCCATGTAAACCTCAGTGCTGCTATGTATATATAGTACAAAAAAATAAAGGAAAAGTCAAGTTAGAGCGGACAGTTTTTTGAGATATCCAGCTCGGGCAGTTACGCCTTTTGGGCGGCAGTAATATATTTTCCGTAACGCTCGTGGAATTCGTCGAAGCACTCGACTGAGTCTGGGTCAATTGGCAGACTGTACTGCGTAAGGGCAAGCTTAATTCCCATAACTACAAGTTCAGTGTCAAAATTATCCATTGCAAAGCGTAAGAAGTTGTTAACTTTGTTATCAAACTTTTTGTCGCCTTTGTCACATGCTTCTTTCATTTCATAACACAAACTTACAGTAAGCGAATACATAGCAGAAATTTCTTTAGTGTTAAGTTCTTTGATCTTTCCTGCTAAAATGTCAGTTGGATTAGGAAGTTTAGCTGCAACTTTGCGGTGCGCCATAAACTTAACAGCAAGTCCTTCACCTACTGCACCTGCCACAAGATCAGTCAAGGTTTCATTATCTAGATCATCGTCAAGTAATTCTGAAACAAAACTCCATGAACGCGGTGTAGCAAATGCACGACTTGCACTTTTAGGATCAAAATCATATAAATCTTTTTTGCTGAAGGTTAAAAAACCTACAACATCTTTGTGTATGTTTTTTTCAACTGCCCAACTAAACCAGTCATCAAAATCCACTTTCATTTCAATGTGTACAAAGCGATTTGCAAGCGGAGCAGGCATACGATAAGTAACACCTTTGTCTGCTTCGCGGTTACCTGCTGCAACAATATATACATTGTCTGGTAATTTGTAAGTACCAACCTTGCGGTTTAGAATAAGCTGATAAGCCGCCGCCTGTACAGCAGGAGCCGCACTGTTCATTTCGTCCAGGAACAACACAATGTTGTCATACTGTGCCGCCATTTCTGCGTTTGGAAGTTCTGAAGGAGCACCCCATACCATAGTGCCTGAATTGCTATCAAAATAAGGAATACCTTTGATATCAGTTGGTTCCCACAAACTTAAACGAATATCAATCAAAAGCGAATTGGATAGACTGTTAGTAATTTGTGCTACAATATCAGACTTTCCAATTCCTGGAGGGCCCCAAAGGAAGATAGGACGCTTTTTTAAAATTGCATGCTTGATGCTGTTTTTTGCTCCATTAGGAGTAGTTTGACGAACTGCCGAATCCATAAATAATACCTCTTTTTGTGGATTTGTATTTACTGCCTATACTGTAATATTAACATCAACAGATTTTATGTCAAGAATTATTCTGTGCTTTCTTGTCTTTTTAAAGCTTTGGTCAGTCCATACTTGCGTATGTCTCCAGAAAACAGATGTAGTTCTAAAGCTTTCTTTTCGTCCGTCACATATATACTGCAATGGTCAAGATAGTACGGACAATCGATAAATTTATCAAGCCAAATAATGGTGTTTGTGGTAAATTTAAAATCTTTAGAGAAAGGAACTTCGTAGAATACTAATTCTAAATCTTCTTTGCAAAAGCGATAACCTTCGTCCGTTAATCGTAAACCGCCTTCTGTTTTGCTTCTTGTGTTCTGCCACCATACAGGATAATATTCTTGTACGGATAAATCATTGACGCTGTGACCACTTTGCTTTAAGAATATCCGTGTATAAGTCTCTTTCCAGTTCATTCTTCTTCGATCTGTTCGCCTGTAGTAAGTTTGTAAACTGTAAAATCTTTACAGTTAAACATTTCATTTAATTTTTTGGCTAAATTGTGAGCATGTCCTGGATTCGAAAAGCTTGTTTTTTTATATTTTGGACCAGGATAGTTTGTTAACGCATTGGCACTTTTTAGATTGAATGGTTGATCTTTGTAAAACACTGCCCAGATTGCTTCTGCCTGTAGTACTTGTTCTACTTTATAAGTTTTTTTATCAACACTTTCTAAAATAATAGTAGGTTTTGGTCTACTCATATGCGTATCCTTATTTATACGCATATATTTATCTCTTTTCGACAATAAAACTAGCAGTTAATTCCAGTTTCCGCCGCCATCTAGTTTTACCTCGATAACTTCATCGTTGTCACTGTTTGATTTAGCAAGAAGTTGTTCGAGATCACCATTAAGCCTTGCCATTACTTCACCTAAGGTGAAGGCTAGCCTTTTGGCATTTTGCATATCTATTTTTACTTCTTTCGCTCTACCAGCATCAGCACTTTTTACCTGTTGAATAAATTGTTGAATAGGCACAGTATTTAGAGGATCACTTGTTGACACGGCTTAGTTCCTGTTTCATATCAAACTCTGTTTTGAACGGACCTCGAGTTTCGTATCGTTCAACAGTAATCAATTTAGGACAAAAACTTTTAACCCAGCCTTTATCAAATTTAATAATGTAATACCCTGCGCAATATAAACTTTTAGATTTTTCACTTTTAGTAAACAAAGGAAGTTTTCTTTTTACATCATACATACTGTTGTGCGGAAAGGTATTAGTGGGATAACCGTGTACTTCTTTTGATAAATCTAGTTCTACAATATTGTTTTCAAGCCACTCTAGTTTTTTTCCTAAGGTTCGTTTTAATTGTTTTTCATCATCAAAAAATCTTGTACCATAGGAAGTGCTAAACATAAATCTATCTTCCGATAAACTTAATGTACCAATCTTTATACCATCGTCTTCAACAATCCAAAACTTGCCATTTAATACTTCTTTTGCTTTTACACTCATTGTGGATATCTCGCTTGTAAAGGTTCTGCAAAAAATTGTGCTTGATCTGCAATTTTTTGCAGATCCCACTGTGCACAAAATTTCATAAGTCTTAAGCCTACTTGACTTGTGTTTTTTGATTCAACATTTGTTGTTAATTCGTCGATAATGTTTCGTATTTCAGCTGGTTGAGCTTTCAAGTCGCAAAGCACTACATTACGGTTGTAATCATCTAACACACGATGTTCTTCTCCGTTGTGATCTACCCAACGCTGTAGCATTAAATTATTCCAATTAAATCCTTTTGTAGATTTATCTTCAAAAGCTTCAATCAATCCTACTTTGTTTTTTGTGCCTTTTTTTCTAACACCTGGATACGCACTAAACACATTGTCTGATGTATCTCCCCGCATGCATTTCTCAAACAATAACCATTCTGGATTGGGAGCAGGTTTAGGCTCCTTAGTTTTTTTGTCTACTACTGGTGTAAGATTTTCGTTGAAATAACCTTCGTGTGTTATAATAGTGTTGCTTACTCCGTTGTATTGTTTTACATTAGGGGCAATTAGTTGTGCAAAGTCACCGTCAGTGCTAATAATTACATGGTTGTCATCGGGGTGATTTTGCACCCATCCCGCTATTAAGTCATCGGCTTCTAGTTGTTTGTGTTGAAGAACTGTGCAATTGGTTTTTTCCGTAACAAACGATTTGAACTCGTCAAATATTTCCCAAAATGCTTTGTCTTCTTCTTGTTCACGAGGTGTGAGAGCGTCACGAGCCTGCTGACGGTTACGCTTGTAAGGTTCATAGTAGTCTTTGCGCCAGCTGCGACCTTCTAAACAAAACACAACATGATCAGCATCAAAGTCTTGCCATGCCTTTTTTATGCTTTGAAAGGTGATGTGCAATGCCATACCTACTTTTGTATCAATGTCGCCTCTTACTACATGTCGGCTGCGAAAAAAAGTATTGGCTGTGTCTACTAAAATATATGTGCTCATGATACTGAACTTTTGCCCTTGTCAATTGGTACAACATTAATATAACCCATTTCTGGTTGTGTGTCAAGTCCTTCTTCTTCTAGCATCTGAGTTACAATAGTGCGGAACCAGGCATCCACAATTTCTTCGTTGCTTTCACCTTTGTACCCAGCATCTAATAATTGCTCAATAAATTCGTTGTTCCAATCCAGTTCAAAAAACCCGTTGCGAATATTATCAGGATTTATTTGTGTATCCAACACAGCAACCCAAGGCTCGCCTTTTTCAGTAGCGGCTTGCTTTTCTGTTTCAAGGCTTGCTCTTCTTGCTTCTTCTGGACTAAGACTTTGCTCGGCAATTTCTTGCATTGCGTCGTCTACTGTGTTCTGTTTTTTTCCTAACAGTTTATCAAACCAATTCATTCTCTACTCATCTCCTGCTTGTATGCTGTGTGGCTCACAACAAGTGCGTGTTTAAGTTGTTGCCGAACATGAACAGGAATCTCTTCCAAAAATTCATCTGCCTCAGGCTCAGGATCGTTTTCAAAATCACCAATACGGTCAATTAAAACCTTTACCATTTCATCTGAAGTAAGCCAACTCATAATCCTGCTCCCCTTGCTCTATCGTCCAATTTAGGTGCCCCAGGCGTTTCCGAAGATGTCGACATGGAGGCGGGGCGAATATCTCCATCCCCGCTCCATTGCGAGCTCTGCGACTGTTTGCGTATTAAGACTATACTCTTCACTCCGTCCACCCAGTGGCATGATGTAAACGGGACATTCGACACCATTTTTTCTAAAAGAGGTAACCGCGCTGTGAACTTCGTCCACATCCACAGCATCAGCAACCACAAACTTAAAATACATGTCACTAGGAATAACGCTGTTGTAAGAGCTAGCAATTTCAGGGCGAATCGCATCATCCCAGGACTCCCCGCTAACTGTGAGCTTGGGAGAGCAACTCCAGGTGAGTTTAAATGATCTCTGTGCGTTGAGGTAATGGAAAAAATCGTCCTGAAGAGGTTGAGTGCAGTTTGTTTCAATCGTAACATTTTTTAAATCCTTCATATGAGGGTGTGCTAGTAGCAGTGGCCAAAACTTCTGCCACAGCATAGGTTCTCCGCCTGTTAAAATAAGGTGAACATCCTGTCCGTTTTTCATCGTCCAAGAGCCTTCTGGAGTAAGACTGAGCAAGTGTTCTACCACTTCGTCAACAGTCTTATCCATCATAAACTTTTTAAATTCAGGATAGATACTTGCATATGTATCACAGCCAGTGTGTACAATAGGAAGCTCTTCAAAAGAAATATCTCTTTTGTGTACATCTGTTGCAATAAGTTTTTCAACTTCCGGATTGTACTTGTCTAAATTTTCATCTCTACTTCGGCCAAACGATTTACAGCGAAAATTACAACCAAAAGTTCTTAAGAACACACTTGGTACACCTACGAACTTACCTTCTCCTTGTATTGAATAAAATGCCTCTGAATATCTCAATTTCATCGTGGAGCAAACTCCTGTTGTAACTTAATGTTGTCAAAGAATTCTTTCTTTGTACCTGCGTCATCCTTAAAGGCACCTTTTAACACTGTGGTCTGTGTAAGCGAGCTATGTGCCATAATGCCACGATTTTCGCAACAACCGTGAGTAGCTTGGATATAAACACCTACATCGCCACTTGCAGTTGCTTCCATAATTTCTTTAGCAATATCCATAGCAAGCTCTTCTTGCAATGTTCCGCGGCGAGCACACCATTGTGCAATACGAGTATACTTGCTCAAGCCAATCAGCGTGTCTGCGGCGATAATACCAATGTATGCTACACCTGCAACGGGCTGATGGTGATGCGAACACATACTCTTAAGTTCGCTTCGAACTACTAACATACCGTCGTATGCATCTTCTGTTACATTAGGAAATGCAGTTGCATCTGGACGATAGTCATATCGTCCTGCCATGATCTCATTGAAGTACATTTTAGCTAATCGACGTGCTGTGCCTTGGCTGTTAGGATCGTTGTGTCTGTCAATAACCAGTGTGTCTAGTACAGTTTCAAATGCTTCTGTAGCTTCGTCGATCAATTGTTCTTTGTCTCCGCTCTGTAGCAAGCGAGCAATATTGTCGCCGGCCCAGTAACGCTTGTCTGCGCTTTTACAGCGTTCGATAATTTCTTCGTATTTTTTCATTTATTTCTCCGAGTTTTAGCGGTGGATCGCTATTGTATAATTATATGCTCTATTTAGGTTTTTGTCAAATATTGCATAGCATTTTTTATTCTTTTTATGTCGTCGTCAAAGTTTCCTAGGCCTAAATTGCATTTGTGACACAGCCATCCTCTAAATTTATTTGTTGTATGATTATGATCGCAACACCATACATTTTTTTTGTTAGGATATCTTGTTCTTATTTGCTGTTCGTTCATTTCGCAAATAGGACAACAATGATCTTTTGGAATAGGAGAAGCATTCTTTTTAATTTCTCTAATTGTCTTGCTTTGTTTCCTAGCACAACTTTTGCATTCGTATCTTAAATAGTTTGCACCACCGTCGCGACCGAAAGCTGATAATGGAAGAGCTTGTCTACATATTGTACAAGTTTTTTTCTTGTCTTCTAAACCGTCAAATAAAGTATGTACAATATTCAACAACCATCTCCGTAAAGAACATCACTGCCAAAATCCACTTGTTGGTAATCGCCCTTTCCGGGAATTACATTTCTTACTCCTCCCACTGGATTGACACAGTCTCCGTCGCGCCTGAATATCAAATGCACATGTGGATACATGCAGGTTTGCCCTGCACTTGCACCAATATTTAGGCCGATGTTGTATCCTGTGATATCATTGTCGGCTTCTATGTTGATGTTTCCCTGTTCCACTGAGGCTTGTACACAGCGGGCTATTGCTTCTGCGGTATTTGAATGTGGAACAAAAAGGCAATGTCCTTCTGTGACCGGAAATCCATCTTCAAAGACAGTGTATTCTGTGGTCTCCCAAAGAATTACCGTCCAGGGGGCTCTTCCGTCCGTCTGTGCTTTTTCGAGTGTGTCAACCATTCTTTGCGTTTTCCTTTCATGTCAGGTTTTATTTCTATGTGCTTTAATTCACTTAAATGGAAGTCTGGGGTTTGTTCATAAAATTTTTCGCAGGCTTCGATGTGATTTTTTGCTTTTACTCTTTTAGGGCTTCTTCCTTTTGTGAAGAAAATATAGGTTTCCATTAAACTGATCCTACATTTTCCCAGGGATATACTAACCAGATAGGATCTTCCGCTTTGTTTACTTCATATGAGTAATAATTTACATTACCAAAATCGCTACTTAGATTTTCTGTAATAACAGCAAAACGAACATTATGTCCCCAAACTGAGGCCCAGGTCTCTTCGTTTGGAAAACAACTTGCTTGCCAGTCTCGTTGGATCCAATCAAAGGTTGCACCTGTATCGTTGATATCGTCTATAATTAAAATATTATTTTTGCGAGCCGGATCCCATCTTGCACCATACGATTCTACTTCTTCGTAAGGAACAACACCAAATGCATCCTCTGCCATCCAACAGTTTGTTTCGCAAGCATCACCGCCACCGTCTCTAAGACTTACTTTAAGGGTCTCTCCGCGAACGTCTAACATGTTGCTCAGTATAGTAGCAGGAACATTACCACCGCGAGTAATACCTACAATATAGTCAGGACGCCACGCATCTTTGTACATTTGCAGAGCAATGTTTACACAGGCCTTTTCTACATCCTGCCACGAGTAATAGTGTTTCTTAATCATTTCAGTGCCTCAAATGTTTTATACTTTTCAAGTTGTGCTTCATAAGCATCCTTTAGTTCTTTTAATTTAGGATACCGGGATTCCATTTCAATGTCTCGCTTTATTAATAACACACTATCTCTCAGTTCGTCAAGTTCTTTTAGAATGTCTCTGCCGTCTACCTGTAACCGACCTTCTAAAACTGTGTTGCCTTGTACAACAAGGTTGTTTTCAACAGGAAAAGAACTACCCAGCATAAAGTCATCAATGCTATATGTTTTGGTTGTGAGACTCATATTTTTCCTCTAAATAAGTTTGATTGTGAATCCACTCGCCGTCGCGAATGAATCCCCATTCTCTCAGTTTAGGACCTGGGATGAATAGTGTCCAAACATCAACACTAGGTTCAAGCTCAATACGATGAAGACTGCGAGAACCACATACTCTAAAATGTCCAGGCCCTCTCCAAAACACTCCTTTTGGAGTAGTTTCCCAATAACCACCGCTGAGAATAAGAGTGAAATAAGGCCAAGGATGATCATGAAGGTCATCTAAATCTCCTTTGTGGAAATTGTGTAGAAAGACATTGAACGGAAACCATTTACGGTCTTTTAAAAACAGATAATAACGAGTAAGATATGGTTCGTTGCAATACCGATCCATTATGATTCGCTTTCTTCCTACATTATCTAAACATTTTAAGAATCTAGAAAATATCGTCATCTTTGCTTATCTCACCTGACTCTAGTTTGCCTTTGTAATCCTGTTCTACTAATTTATATGCAGTTTTGAAATTTTCAAACGATTTTTTTAATCCCGGATAAACCTCGCACATTGATTTTATTTCATCAATGTGCGGCATACAATTTTCAAACTTTGTTTGTTCAAAATCAAAACCTTGGATATCTATACCTGACCAATCCAACTCTAAATCTGTTTCATGAAATGTAATTGAATCCATATCAGAAACACAATATGAGGTTGTGGCACCTATAGTATCATCTAAATTTATAGTGATATAATCGCTGTCTCCGTCTTCTACTTGTGCAATAAGATCTGCTAACTCTTTGTCATCCATTTATAATTACCTCGTATAATTCTTTCCCTGAAAAATAACATTGATTTAATTGTGTAACCTGTTTATTTAGGCTTGGAAGATAGTCTTCATAATTTTCCATGTACTGTTGCACTTTGTATACGACTTTGTCTTTGTGCTTGTTTTTGTATGTGATGAATGATTCTGTCCATTCCGACGGATATTTGAAATCATCTACTGCCATTTCCGAATAGCTCAATCTGTCCGGCACCATGGGCAATGCACCCACCAGCGCACCCTCATACCAACTAATGCCCAGTGTTTCCTGCAAGTTCGCCGAGAACACCAGTTTGGCTTCTCCTAGCAGATTGTGGTATTCGTTTTTAGTTAGCTGTTGGTCCTGGCAAACCACAAACTCGTATTGCGGTAATGCTTCTTTGAGGTCTCTGAATATTTCAGGTTGTTTCTCAGGAGCAACGCGATGCGGAAATAGAATTAAATCTCTTTTTGTCATACCTTTGTACGAGTCTAAACTGTTTTGCAGATATTCCATGGGCCAACCCACACGCCTAATTTGGTCATTCTGACCCAACAATGCTTCCTCCACATCTTCGTCAATCCAAGGATTTTCAAAACCGTATTGTGTTCTTAGAAACATATTAATGTGAAAATCTGTTGCAAAAAAGTTGTGATCGAATACTTCGAACATGCTCTTTTCAGCA